TAGGACATAATTTGCTGCCAGTTTTTTTTACTAAACGGCATCGTCTCACTACATATGCTTTCCATTTCCAATTGATTTTTCGGGCGGAAGGTAACGAAGTGGCTCATATTATTACGAATACCCATCGGTAAATCTCTAAACTTTTGCACTAATATAAATACAGAGCAAAACATATGACGACGATTTTGTAATAAACTAACTAACTGTTTTTCCGCCCCAGCTGAGCGACGGAGTTGTGCTCCAATATCGTCCAAAATCAATACTGTGTTTTCTTCTTCCTCACGATTGCTTTCAACGGTTTTAAATATCTCATTCATCGTAGTGTTTGTAAATTCTTTAAATTTTTGTTCGCTATTCACATCTGAAAAGACATCTTTCTTTGCGGATTTACCTGAACCTAATGTAGGAGAACATATCAATATTTTATCAAAACATTTTCTGTAAGATTGTCTAATACCATTCACCTTTTTAGCAGACATTATACTTGTAAGCAGAGTTGTTTTTCCACTTCCCGAAGCACCGCTAATAATAAAATTAAATCCCGAACAAGGAGGTAAAGGGTACGGAATATCAGACGCTAAATGTTTATCTAAATTGTTTGGCGTATTCATAATTTTAAGTCGCTTATTTGGGGTCTCTTTTATTTCAAGAGCCATTTATATATTATACGTTTAGAAAAAGGTAAATTGGTCTAGACAAAAACAATTGGCTCAACCGATTCTTTCTTCTTATTCGGTTCTAGTTTGGCTGCACGACGTATTTCCCTTGCTTTTTCTAATGCTTGTTTTTGTTTTTCGGTTGGACCTTTCTTAACGGGCTTCGGCTTTACTTCTGGTTCTGGTTTAACGGGCTCTGCTTCAGGCTCTGCTTTAGGTTTAGGTTTGCGAGGGGCTCGTTTCTTCGGTGCTTCTGGTTCTGGCTCTGGTTCTTGTTCCGGTTCTGGTGCTTTAGGTTTCTTGGTATATTTCCGCTTCGTTTTTGGTTCTGGCTTCGGTTCGGCTTCTGGTTCTGGTTCTGGTTCTGGCTCTGGTTTAGGTTTCTTGGTATATTTCCTCTTCGGTTTTATGGCTTCTGGTTCTGGCTTAGGTTCCGGCTCTGGTTCTGGCACGGGCTCAGGCTCTTTAGCTTTAGGCTTACGAGGCACCCGTTTCTTTACAGGTTTTGATTTTTCAAGTGGTTCAATTACTTCTTTTGTTTGGTCGGGTTCGCTTTCGGTATCACTAAGTGTTTGCAAGTATGACATTCCTATATGTATAACGTGAGAAAATATTTTCTCCTTAAATAGATATGGAGGAAGAGTTTAAAAAAAACATTCACAACACTTACAACCTAATCAAGAGAGATACAGGAAATATACCATCTTCCGAGGAGTTAACCGATACGAACAAAGGATTATGGGTAGAACACGACGATAGTAATTTTGCTAAAGTATTTAATGGATTGCTTGATTACACAAACGATGACGAGGAATTTGATAATTTAGATTGGAATAGTGTCAATTATGAAGTCTATGGTGCTGATTACTATGCAGAGCGATTCCCGGGCTTTGCTGACGAAGTCTATGAAATACTTGCTAAATCTTCTGAAGAAGAAAATAAAATAGTGGACAATCGTATCCCACCACTCAAAATAACGGAAGGCGAGTTTATTGTTAAATTTGATTGAAGACTGACTAGGTTTGATTTATAAAGTCTTGGTGTCGTTTTGTTTTTTCGTGTCTTAATTTATTTGCTACCGACCCCTCTGCTCCACAACAACATACATATCTAACCAGCATTCTTTCTAAAATTTTTTCTTTATTTTGTTCGTAATATTGAGAAGCACGAACTTTTTCTCTTTCTCTATAATCTTCATTTGTTTTATATAAATTATTTTTATATATATTTCTCTCTTGTCTGTGTTCTTTCTCCCACGTATGAATGTAATCTTTTATTTTTTCTTTATGTACTTCTTTGTATTCTTTTCGTGTTCTCGTTGGGATATAGCTATTGATACATTCGTTATTATCAATATAGAAGCGTTCCCTTTTATGTAATTCGTGTTTTGTCTCGCAGCTGTAATTTTCAACTAATTCAATTTGAAAATTACCACGATTTATTATTTGTCTTGACGTACATTGTCCTTTACATTTGGTTTTACTTTTATGACAATTTAATCTTAGTTGTAGAGAACAAGTGGTTGAACCAAAATATTGCTCTCCTGTTTCATTACATTTAATTTTGTAAATCTTTCCTTCTTTGTAGTCAGGCATTCTTACTATACATATGTTTATTTATTTAAATCAATTTTTTGACTTTTATTATCAACTCATACGGAGACCTGCCATGTATTAGTGCCCCGACTGTTAAGCGACAAGAGCAGCGTAAATTGACAAAAATAGTCAAGCTGAGCGGCAACCGAAGTATTGGCATACACGCCCCGATAATTGACCGTAGAACTAATGGTACTAATACCAGAATATAATCGCTGCGAGCGGCCATCTGATAAACCAGTTTCCATTTCAATTGCAGTAATAAAAGTACCAATATTGGAACCCGAAGCAGCAGTAGAACCATCTTCCGTACCGTCCGCTGTGTTGAGTTGATATGGTTTAATAATACCATTCACACTTTGCCCATCAAGACCGTTTGATTTAAGAGGAGCCGAAGCACCAGTAACAGCAAGATTAAAAGAGGACTGCTTATCAAAATTGACAAGCGAATGGTCGCTCAGTAGAAACTCCGCGAGTGCTTCAGCACATTTCCCTTCTACCTTTACAGGGCGGGCTGGATATTGTTCGCCATTAACAAAAATGGAATATTCGCTTAAACTGTTTTTAATGCGATTTCCAAGCGAATATGCGCCCTGGGAGGTAACCGTAGCGGTTGGCCGATGGCAGACAATTACACGTTCAAGAGACGATACGCTGATGCCAAGGTTCGCCGTGACCGCGGTTGAGCCGGCAACCATCGTAGAACCTACGTTCTGGTAAGAGGAAGCAAGGATATTATATACTCCACCACTCATGGCATCAACTTGGGCTTGCGCGCCTGGCGAAAGTTCCGTAAAGACACAGACCAGTTCCACCTCTGTAAAATCAATTTGAGTGGAAACTCCTTTTGTGGCAACAGCAGCCGATTCCAAAGTTAGTTTAAACTGAACTGGAGCACTAGAAAAGAGAGGCATCAGACGATGCGGGGTGGACATCCCAAAAGGGTGTAATACGAAGGGCACGCAATACGTTGCGCCAGCAGCAGCTGTAGTAAGTTCCTCGCCGCTCTGTGTTCCGCCAAGTGTTCCCATAAGTACATTTCCCACGCCCGCTTTAAATGCAGGCGATGAATCCGAATCCATTAGAATTGTCATAAGCGTATTCCAATTTGGAAGGTCAAATATCTGGGCGCCGGCGGTCTGGCATTGTACACGTGAAATAAAGCCGGCGGCTCCACAGCGGTCCAGCTTAGCATCACCCGTAGATTTTGCGTTAAATTTCAAGTAGCACTGATTCCAATTGCAATAAGTGCCTGCTAGATTTGATGGCAAGTCAATATTGACAGTTTGTCCATCCGTAAAATTTTGACCGTTCGACGGACTGATTTTTACCCGATAGGAGCGGCTAGCAACGGCACGCCTCTTCATACTAGGAAAGTTGAGTGATTCCGACATAGCATCAGGAGCGGACATTATAGTATAATAATACATTATATTATAAATTCGTTTTGTTTTTTGATTTTTGCTAAAGAAACTTTGTTTATACGAGTTTTGAACCAAGTCCAAAAACGGCTTTGCCGGCTCCTCCAGCAACTTCAAGAGCAGACGCTACTGGCGCCATTTCGGGCCCTCCTAATAGAGTGACGGGGGCGGTGGCCATCGCGATATCTGATGCTTTCAATCCAAGCCGCATAACGTGATGCGCTTGCTTTTTTAATCCAAGTCGCGGACTCGCTGGTTTTTTCATTCCAAATGTACCCATTATAACTATATATGATATTTTATTTATTATTCTCTTAAAAATTCATTTGTTTCTGGATTGTAAATACCTTTCAACGTCTCTTCGTCTTTGGGTATCTTTCCTAATTTTCTCAGTTCATAATTAATCGTTCCTTCTTCCATAGACCTCATTTCTGCTTTGTAAATATATTCTATCTTTAAAGTAATTTGAGAATCGTTACTAAAAATATTTAGTTCATTACCTTGTGTATCTGTGAGTGTAAATTGAATGCTCGTAATCGTTTGTTTTCCTACGAGAAATCTATGAGCTTCCGCCGGTTTATAGAATATTAAATAACCAAATGGCACATTATTATCTATTCTCACTAT